GTTTACAGGTGATCGTTAAGGCCATGCAGATTCCACGCCTTTGATCTTCGGTCGGTTCTTTGCCGCCGGGCAGACCAAAGGATAAAGTCTTCTGTTCGCCCGGTGGCAAGCCTTGATTGGCTTCATTGAGTTTCGGCAGACTTTCCAAGACAAAGGCTTTGACATCCGAATAATTTCCATCACCGATGATGACCGCGCGTCTTGCATCTTCCAGAAGTATTTCGTTGAACTCGAAGCCTTTTACTTTTTCCGTGCGCATGAATGCTCCTCTTTTATTTTATTTGGATCTCTAAAAACAAGTGATTTGTTTTTTTGACGCTATTTTGAAATCCGAAAAAGTCCAATTTTTTTAAAGAGATGGCTCGCCCTTTATAGCCTTCCGCACGTCTCGTTTTTTTGGCGGCAAAGGTTTTTGAGGGATCGGGGGAAGCCGCTGGAGTAAGAGCCATTGATTAATGGCTAGTTTAGAAAATCCGCAGGCGTCCGCATAATCGGCAATCTCCTCCGGGCTATAGTCCGCGTAGTGCTCGCGATTGACCCTTAGCCATGCGAGCAGATCGCCCAATTCATTTCCGTTCATGTCTTCCTCCCAGACCATGGCTCGCGCCATCGATTTGATTTGAATGTGGAATGGTTCGGCAACCGACCGATTAAGACTTGTGCAATCGTGAGACCGCGCATGATCCCCAAGATGTAATTGGTTTTCGGTTTAGCCGCCATCCATTCGCGCTTTTCCTTCCAGAGTGTTTCATCAATCCGCGATTTAGAAATCATGACAACCCCCTAGTATGAAGACCAGGACTGCCCGTGCAAATCGGAGTGAGTGCAATTGATAATGACTTGGCCGAAGTGTTCATCAAAGGGAACGTTGTCATAGACCCAAGCATTGGTACAGGGATTCATCGTATTTTGATCTAGCGTGCCTGTACAGACCCCGTTTCCCGCCGGATGATAGGGCGGCTCCTCAGCCATGGGGAGGTCCTTCAAATAGCCGCCTGCGCGAATAGACGTCAAGTCATCGGAGGGGTAGGCTTGATTGTCTCCGTAGTAGATTGCGATGGAGGCACGGAGTATGGCAAGGTTGCCTTTCGTCTTGCCTTCTACTGATCGGCGCACGGCATCGCTGAATTTCGGCAATGCGACGGCGGCCAGTAGACCGATGATGGCAACGGCAAGCATAAGCTCAATCAACGTGAACCCCCGAATAGACATTGACTCCCCCGTCTCATTTTGACTTTTTGCGTTTAATCGGCTCCTTAATTTTTTCGAGTGATTTCAATAAATCCTTATCCATGGGTCCAAGATATTTCCGGTGAATTGGTTTCTTCTTCATGGGTGATAGAAGAGGAGCGCGGCTACTTCGACGGCTATCAGAAATAGCCAGAAGAGGACCGCAATCTTATAGCCTTCCTTGCCCATTTTGTATTTCATGATCGGTTCCTACACTCCTGGCCAGTGACCCCCTGGCCAGTGAGTTTAGGAGCCCAAGCCTAAAACTTTTCGATCGTGAACGTATTGTTGACGAATGGTTTTCCGTCGCAATACATTTGACCGTTTTTGATGTTCACGCAATTGTTGTGCCCGCGATGTCTCAAGGCCTGATGTATACGGCTGGTTGTTGTCGGCGTGACGCAGCCTCCATGGTTCAGGACAATTTTTTCTGGTGTCTATTGATAAACGACCGTTTGATATAGTTCGATGGTAATTCCCTGCTCAGTCTCAAAGACGCGGGTGTTAAGCCGTCGAATTCCGTCTTTTGTGTTTGCGATTGAATGTGCCATGGTTTAGGCTCCTTTTGCGTATTTTTTAACATAGTCGTCTAATATGCTTTGAACTAACTTCATAAGTATTGAATTTTCATCAATCGCAATATGCTTAAGTTTTTTCACTGTCTCATCTTCAATTGATACCATTAATCCGCGTTTCACTTTAATTCCCCCTCTCGTATCATTTCCATATGATTCAATGCGTTAACGATTCTATGGGCTAGAATATCCGCGTCTGCAGGGGAAATATTATCCGTTTTAGAGAACATTAAAACGGGGACATTATTTTTTGTCAATACTCTACCAGCTTCCAACTTGAAAACTATTTTTTTCATGGGTTAGGCTCCTCTTTGGATTCGATAGAATTCAGCTTCGCGGACGATGACGACCTTTCCGAGACAATGGATCAAGGTTCCGTTTTCGTTGCGGTCGCAGGCGGCTACGTAATTTTCGATCGCGATGCGCCATGCATCCCAGTAACGACGGATGAGCTCTGATTTATTCATGTTAGGCTCCCATTTTAGACATTGGCATCACGCGACTAGCCCACACGATCGACCGAGCGGGGCATTTTTCCATCTTCATTACGATTCTCTTAGCTTCGTTCATTGATGATGCCTGCACGCGGACGAAATATAAGCCGCCGTCATGTGACAATTCGATAGCATAGGTTTTCATGTTAATGGACCCCCAATAATGAATTGAGAAGCAAAGCCCAATTGAACATCACGGTGAGGAGTAGGATTCCGGTGAGTTTGTTGGAGTTCATTCTAGCGGCCCATGATAATTAAGGCTAGGAACATCGTGACCATACAGCCGCAAATGAAACAATTCGCCATGGCGAGAATCATCTGTTTGCTCGTGTAGATCTTCATAGGGTAGGCTCCTAAGTACGTCTCTGATCTCTTCCCTAGAAGTCTATCAGATAGTATCCCATAGCGCAAGGGTTTATATAGGAGGAGGTAAAAAAGGACCTAAAGGCCCAGATTAGGATAAATGCGGTTTAATGCGTCTAAAACGAGTTTTGAGAGGTTTTTGTACTGGGATATGGCCAAGGCGCGGATGAGGGCAAGTTTAGCGGCTCCGGCCTTGTCGTAGCCGACATAGACGCTGAAGGACGAGAGCCTCTTAATGGATTTGGGCTTGCGCATGAAGTCTTTATACAAGATGTATCAGATAGACGCAAGAGGGAATTGACATTTGGGGATAATGGGGATAAGATTGTGGGCAAGTGAAATGAAGGGTTATTGATGAACCCGACGAGGAATGCGGAAAGTCATGCTATTAGCCCGCGCCCAGGTCTAGCGTAGTTCAGATGCGGTAGAGCCGCAGAGTACCGTAAAAATCAATCAGAGCAGACGAGAAAGCCTTTTTACTCATAAAGGCTTTTAAATCCTTACTGCCTGTAAGGCTACGCCCATGCGAATGCGGGGCCGCAGTGCTCTTGACCGTGACGTATCGACGTAGACCTGGGTCAGGACTTGTTTTTGACCGTAACGGATGGTATAAGGGCGAGTGATCAAACAAAATGGGCGGGGGACGAAACGGATATGAGGAGCTCGCCGAATTGGTTTCCGACGTGCCGCGAAAATGGTTCTCATCGTTGGAATGTACCGAAACCCCTTAATCAAAATCGGACAAGGTTTTTTCGTGTGTGTCGACGCTGCGCGAAATCAATACTCATGGAGTTTGATGAGACAACGGCGAAAATCACAGAAACTGAGATCGAACCAAATTCCGTCAAAACTCCATCCGTCAGAGCTGACAATGAGTCAAAAGGCCCAGAGAATGCAGGCTTGGACGCTGGAAGTGGAACTAAAATGGAACATTCTCAGACGAAGAACGTGTCCCGACGCAGGACTCGAACCAAGTGAACGGACGTAGAGCGCGGATGGGCAATCCACCAACAACGTCTATAAAACAAGGTGTTTTTGGAAGTGGTCGCGCCCGGACACGAAAGAATGCTTGTGGCCCAGGAAAAGCATTCCACCAAGCCGGGGGTGATCATGTTCATCTGTCCTCCTCCCCGTCTGCGAGCAATTCTGACGCTTCAGAACGAAAACGAAGTTCAAAGACAAAAGAATCTTCCGTTAAACAGAAGATAGGTTTTCTGCTAAGTTTTTCGGAGTTGAGTTCGAATTTTTGCCGGCGCAGGATTTTTAAAACTCGCGGGCAACCTTCGTCGTGGTTGTGTGGAAAGCCGCTCGGGAGTCTTTGATGTTGGGACGAAGCGATCGTGCGTCCTTAGACGTGCTGGAGGCCTCGGATGTTCTTCTGTGAGCTGCTTCTGATTCTGGTATCAATTTTGGGCGCGATGCTGTCGTTCGCCTTTTTGGTGGGGACGTGGTTTTCGAGAGGGAAGTAGGCACTTGTTTTGAGGTGGTGAAGACCGAGAAAGGCTGGAAGGTGGTAGAGAACCACCGGTGTCGCCGGCAGAAGGAACAGGGGGTCTGCAGGCATCGCTTGAGTGAAGAGTGGTTGAGGTACGCCGGTTTAAGACCGAATGGTGAAGAATAGAGTTACTTCTCATCAAAGAAAAAAAACTCTATTCGCTTGTTCCTTCGGTCTTTGTCGCAGGAGGGTGGTAAGGTTATCACACTGGCCTCATAAGCCGGGAGAAGTGGGTTCGATTCCTGCTCCTGCAAGATTTTGACGAAGTGGAAAGGCACGGAGGCTCTATGATTGAAATCGGTCAAATCGCTGACGGAAAAATCATGATTAACGACTGGACGTTCTGGGTGCTGGTCATTTTGTTGATCTTGGCATGACCGAGCGAGAGGTGAAGGCGTGTCCCGATGATTTTAAAGAAATCGGCCCATTGCCAGTTGGGACTATTTTGCGCGATTGGCACGATGATGGGGTGCGCATCATCATCACGCGCGGTCCGCTTCATCCCTGCGTTTACCTCGGCATTCCGCTCGATCATCCATTGGCTGGACACGATTACGAGAACCTACCGATCGACTGTCATGGCGGCTTAACGTTTGCCGATAAAGGCGACGGGAAATACAGACCGAAAGGATATTACTGGTATGGGTACGACTACGGTCATTGCAATGATTTCATGTTTTGTGACCATCCATCCACCCAAAGACTGGACGGAAAGAAATGGACTGTGAAGGAAATCGTCGACGACGCATGGCGAGCGACCTGGGACTTGAAAAAGCTTATGCGATTGTGTCGGCTATGATCTAGCACAGGCGCAGCAATTGGGAATTGGCGGCAACGTGATTTATTCGCAGAATACCAGTCCGATGCAAAATCGCCAGGGGGGGATATGACTCAAATCGAAGAACGCCTCGAAAAAGCAGGATTTACGCAGGCCGGCAAGCGCATCAAAGAACTCCGGGAACGCAAGCGTAAGCTGATGCTCGCTTACAAGAATTACCGCTTCGTCCGTCAGGAGAACGTCGACAACTTCAACACCGCCTTGAAAAAAAAGACGATTACTGGTAAAGAACCCTATAACGCGACTTGGCAGAAGCTCGACTTCGTTTCGATTGCGAGCTATGCGGAAGCACCACCGGAGTACGTGATTAAGGACTTGGAGCTGGCGATCGAACGCAAGTGTTTCGATTCCTTTGAAGTGGCCTATATCCGTGACGCGAAAGACCCGATCTTGTTTGGTCGGATTGGTTTGTGCCCGGATCGGTTCTTCATCGCGCAGTGGGACGAGGACGTCAAGATCACGGACTTGCTTAAAGACAACGAAGGCTAAATTCCTCGCGGAACTTGACAAAAAAATGATTTCCCTGTAACCTTAACGCAATCTCGCCAGAAGATTAAAAAAGATATTCCCGATTTATCTCTGGCGAGATAATCGGCGCGGGTTACTCGCTCGTTTCCCGTGGCCGTTTTGGACGAAAACGCCGCGCATCAAGACTTTCCCCGCACTGATCCCCGAACCCTTAAGCAGCTCGCCAGGCAAGACGGTGCATCTATCGTCATCGTTGGGAATCGTGTGTATGATCCTTCTCAGCTTGTTCCTTCCGTAATTCATTTCACGCGCAATCAGTATCTCTTCCTTCAGACCTACCGCCTCGGAGTTCCGTTCGAAGAAGCTGCCGAAAAAGCCCACATGACAGCGGAAGAAGCCGAACGCTTCCTCGCAAAACCAAAAACCATCGAATGGCTCCAGGACCGTGCCATGAAGGACCATATCCGCAATGAATGGGCCGAAGGTGGTAAATGGTGGGAAATGGGGAATGAATGCTTGGAAGGTCGAAAACACCTCTCAAAAGACCAGCAAATCGTGTTCCAGGCGTTCGGCGACCGCGTCTGCCCGAAACCCAAGCAAAACGAAGAAGAACGCACGAAAACCATCATTAACTTCAATTTTTCGCCGGAATCCGTCAAAGAAGCCTTTCAAAGGCAAAAAGCCATCGAAGGAGAACTCGCCGAATGAAATTCCCGATTCTTTGCGAATATTGTTGCCAAATCGCGCATGTTCTTTGGCTGGAATCGCATCGAGGATGGCTGACCCGCTGTTCACATTGCACCTTCGCCATTTTTACGGGACCGGTCATCGTCCGGAGATTTGCGTGATTTGCCAAATGGGAAAATGCTGCATCTGCGAGAAGGATATCGCGACGACGTGCGTTTCATGTGGAACAAAGAAATTTACTCAAGATCATACGCGCATTGAAGTGAAGTGGTCGAACGGTTCTGTGATGCCGATCGGCGTCTGTCGGAGCTGTGCCGAGAAACATGCAGCGAATATGTCAGACGAGATCAAAAAAGGGATTACAGAGGCTCATATCAATTTCTGGGAAGGAGCCGGTGGCCATCCCGACCGGAGTATCGTCATTGTCTAATCCATCGCAGATCGCGCAGATTTTGGCCGGCAGTCCAGCCGCTTTTGATTCCCATGGACTTCAAACCCCTCCAGAAGTAACGCAAGCGATCATGGCAATGCTGATGGGGCCTGGCGCTGTCGCTGGCGCATCCGAAGAAGCACCGGCGGCCTCCGCCGCTCTTGAAACCTCGCCAGAAACGCTTCCAGCCATTCCGGCGGGGGCCAAAGCGGGCGATCCCCATGCCTTATTCGCTTACAAAGACAATTGGGGTCCGGATATGACCGAGCGAAACATTTACAACGTGTTTGGGGACGTGACTCATCCAGCGATCCAGAAAGTCGGCTGGGGGTCAAGCGTCCCAGAAGAAGTCCTCCAACAGCACGGCATTCCCATCATCGGGCGGCAAATGTGACCGAAATCTCGCTTGATCAAGTCCGTGATGCCTGCAAGAACTCGCTTTATTTCCTCTGCAAAGAGATCCTGGGCTATAAAGACTGGGATATCGTCCATGACGATATGGAGAAGTTCATTAACCGGAAATCCCGGCGCAAACTCATGCTCATTCCTCGCGGTCATTTAAAGACCGCCATGATCACGAAAGGCTTTGCGATTCAATCGGTTTTGAGAAATCCTGACGTTCGTATCTTAATTGCCAATCAAGTTTGGGATAAGTCCCGTGAAATGCTTTACGAAATTAAGCAGATGCTGACGGATAAATCCGACTTGCCGAAGATTTTTGGCCCGTTTGTTTCCGAACGCTGGCGTGAGGATGACATTGTTGTGAGTCAAAGAATGAAAGCGCTCGCAGCGCCGACGATCGGTACTTCCGGCGTCGAGGCCGAACTGACCTCGTCTCACTACGACATCATCATCTTGGACGATTTGCAGGGTGAAAAGAATTTCCAGACACCCGAGCAGCGCGAAAAAGTGAAGCGGTATTACCGTTCTATGATCGACTTAATCGAACCGGGTGGGTTGATTGTCGTGATTGGCACGCGTTGGCACTTGGACGATCTCTATCAGTACATCATTGATACGGAAGCGGATTACTACGACATCACCGTGCGAAGGGTTGTCGAAGATGGAAAGACGATCTTTCCGAAAAAGTTCAACAAAAAGTTCGATGCGAAGACGAAGGATTGGCAGTTCGTGCCGTATACCTGTCTCGACTATATCGAATACCTGAAAAAGCGTCCATCCGAAGAATTCGCCAGCCAGTACCTGAATGATCCGATTGACGCTGAAAACCAGATTTTCAAGAAAGAGTATTTCAAGGCTTACGATTCACGTCCTCCGCATCTCTTCGTTTCGATGACGATTGATCCAGCGATCTCTGAGAAGAATAGCGCTGATTACTTCGCCATCAATGTGTCCGGTATGGACGAGAATTACCGGATCTACGTGCTCGATACGATCAAAGGACACTGGAAAGTGGCCGAATCGATCGACAATATTTTTACAACCTACAACAAATGGAGGCCTTCGGTTGTCGGACTCGAAACGATTGCGTACCAGAAAGCGCTCAAAAGCTGGCTCGAAGAAAAGATGCGTGAAAGAGGAACGTACTTCCCGATCACCGAACTCAAGCGAAACACCAACGAATCCAAAGAATTTCGAATCAAAGCCCTTGAACCATTTTACCGAGATGGACTTATCTTTCATGCTCCCTGGATGAAATCGCTGGAAGAAGAATTGCTTTCTTTCCCGCGCGGTAAGCATGACGATGAAATCGACGCTTTGGCCTCGCAGTTGCAGCTCCTGGTACCAGGAGATTGCGAAGCTATAGACGGAATTCCCGTCGGTAGCTGGGAAGAGGCCTACCAGATGGCGACCAAGCAACGGGCTGGACTGAAGGATTTCTTCCATGAGAGCTTAAATGGCCGATAGCGACTTCTCACGATTGAAGGAATCGCAGCAAGTTCAGAAATTGCATGACCGGATTTCTGTTTCTAAGCGCTGGCGGGAACAGATCGCCGATCGCAATAACTGGGAAACCTATTTGGATGAGCTGAAGGGCAAATACGACGTGGTCTTGGGCAATACCCAAGTCCCGCCGATCGGCGAAATGTTCGCCTACAAAGACACGATGCTTGCGAACCTCTACTATAAGGACCCCTATATCACAGTCAACGCGAAGAAGAATGCGACGATTTTGTCCGCCTATACCCTGGAAGCCGGCGTCAATCATCTTTGGAAGGAATTGAAGTTGAAAGGCGACATTGAACTGGAAATTACCGATGCGCTTTTCGTTGGTCACGCCTGGAATAAGACCGGCATCAATGTGAAGACGACGGGCTCGGGCGATCTCCTGCAAGTCACCGAAGATTCGATCTATTCGAACCGCGTCTCTTGGCGGGATATGTTTATGAACGTTGGATGCAAAAATCCACCGAAGGATAATATCTGGATTGGTCAGAGGATCTATCGTCCGACGGACGATGTCAAATCCGATTATCCGAAAGCGGCCAAGCGCCTCACGGGTTCGACCTACCCAACGATCGATGTGAAGTACATGAAGAATATCCTCTACAAAGAGGATTTCAATTACACAGCGATTTATGAAATCTGGGACGCGCATGAGCGCAAGATCTATACGATTGCCGACGAAATCAACGACAAATATCTGGAAGATCCGAAGGATTGGCCGGATTACCTCGATGAATTCCCGCACAACATGCTGTCCTTCCACAACATTCCGGATGAGCCCTATCCGCAGTCGGATGTTGGTCCATGGGAACCGCAAGTCAAAGAGAAAATCAAACTTTTCACCATGTGTTTGAACTTCGCCAAGCGCTGGAACCGCCAAATGCTTATTAAGACGGGAACGATGGGATTGCAGGAGCTGGACAAATTCGAAAAGGGCATTGAAGGTTCAATCCTTTTGGCCAAGACGACCGGCGACATCCAGGATGCGATCAAGATGTTGGACTGGGGATCGATGCCGCCTGATTTCTTCATACTGCTAGACCGGATCGATGCTTTGATCGACCGGATTCGTGGTCAGACCTCATTCATGCAGGGCGGAGTCACGAAGACCTCGACGCGAACCGAAGGCGAACTCCAGCTAATTAAAGGCGGCGCGGATGCCCGCACCGACCGGAAACAGGACCGTATCGAGAACCATTGCGCCAATATAGCGCGTCAGCTCGTGATGCAGATGAAAAACAATTTTGATGTTCCGTTTATCGCCAAGATCACCGGGCAAGAGCCGCCGGAGATCATTGAGGCGTTCCAGCAGCAGGGGATATTCGATCCGGCGTCCCAGACGATCAAATTCGATAAATCGGCGATCATGGGGGACTTTGACGTGGGGATTAAGGCCGGTTCGACCCTTCCGCTCGATAAAGGGACTCGCGATACGATTTTGCAGAAGGTCTATGAAATGTCGGTTCCCCTTGCCCAGGCTCCGACGATTCCGCCATTCTTGGCTGAAGTCATCAAAGAAATGCTTAAGGATTACGACATCAAAGGACTTGAACAGGCTTTTGACCAACAGCAGGCCGCAGCACAGCAGCAATCGCAGGTCATGGAAGCCAATTCACAGGTCCAGACGCAGAAGACACAAGCTGAAACGGCCAAACGCAATGCCCAGGCTCAGAACGTTCAAGTGGACACCCTAATAAAGGGTTTGCAGGCAGCAGGGAAAGCGACTGGAACGCTTAGTCCGGAGGAAACGCTTTCATGAGCTGGATTTGCCGTGGATGTCACCGTGAAGCGGTTCATATTCGAGCCATCATCGAAGGCGACGAAATCATCGAACAATGCGAGAGGCCCGACTGCGGGAATCTTTCGATGGTGGATACTGGGATTCCGGATGTCTTTTTGAAGCGAGGCGGCCAGCAATTTGAAAATCTCTGCGATCCAACGGGGAAACCCTATGAAATTACGTCCAAGCGCCAGAAAAAAGAAGTCATGGATCGCCTGGGAGTCAGAGAAGCGGGAGATCAGATCAATGGTGCACCGTTTGGCACGAAAAGCTGGATTGATGGAACCCGTGAACATCGACGCGCTCAATTTGCCAAGGATCGGCCCGCGCTTCGCCGGATATTCAAAGAATGGAAGGAGAAAGCCAATGCCAGCCACTAGCCCAGCCCAGGCAACCCTATTTCGAATCGCTGAACAGGTGAAGAAAGGAAAGATTAAGAAATCCTACAGTCCAGCGGCGACGAAGATCGCGAAAACGCTCGCCATGTCAAAAGTGAAGGAATTCACACATGAAGCTAAGTGAAGATAACCCGCTCGTGCAGGCGATGAAGAATAAATCGAAGGCGTTAGCCGGTCCCGAAGATCTGCTCCGATTCGTTCTGGAGAATTTTGATTTAGTTCCGAAGAATGGTCCGCCGGAGGAAGAAGAAAATCCGCCGGAAGGACCGAGCAATATCGTCACAACGCAGGAAAGTCACTCAGCATAGGAGAACCATATGGCAGAAGAAACAACGGGAGGCAATTCAGCAACCGCCGTCGCGGAACCCGCATCTGGGCAAGCCGCGCCTGCCGTCGCTGGAACCTCCGAACCCACTGGGCAAGCGGCCACACCGGCGCAAAGCGCACCCACACAGGAAAGCTTTACCTCGATAGATCCGAGTACTTTGCCTCCGGAGCTGCAAGCGGTCTACAAGAACTTGCAGGCCGACTACACAAAAAAGACCATGTCCGTCGCGGACGTGCGGAAAAAGGCTGAAGCCTTCGATAAAGTCTCTTCCCGATCCGATTTTAAGGATTGGTGGACGGGCGCATCGAAAGTGCAGAAAGCCGAGTTCAAGGAACAGAAAGCCGAAGTCGAAAAGACGTTGGGTCAGAAAATAACGGATGAACGGTTCCAACAGGCCTTTCAGACGAAAGATGGTTTTCTTGAACTCATCGCCGAGGTCGCAAAAGACATCACCGGGAAATCGCAGGCCAAGATCGAACAACTGGAACAGAAATTGTCCGTGAAGGATGCGGAAGCGGTTGTCGATCAGTTTGCGACGGAAGTCGGACAGGACGGGAAACCCGTCCGACCTGATTTCTATTCTCTGGATGAAGATCGTTTGATCTCCGGGTATTTGCAGCTCTCGATTGATCCTTCCAAGGGTCTTTCGTCCGACGAATACACGCAGAAATTAAACGAGGCCTATGGCTGGGCGAAAAACCTTTCCCAGAAGTATTACGAAAAGGGAAAAGCTGAAGCGCTCCAGATCATCCAGAAGAAAGCGGCGGCGTCCAGCGAACCTCCGACAGGTGGCGCAAAGGGTGCTTATACGGGCCCCAATCCGAAGAATCTCTCCGTGCGCGAAGCTATGGAACTGGCCAAAAAGAACATCCGCGTACCGCGTGATGATTAAGTCGTAAGGAGGCTTCAATGACTTTACCTCTGACGCAAAACTACGGGCCAGGAAACGTAGACGAACTGCTCACCACGAGTCTCGTCAACATGATTCCCGGCATTCGAGACAACGTTTTCAAGTCGAATCCGGTCTTCAAATGGCTTTACGAAGGCAAGGGCGGCGGGAAGATGAGGAAAAAGGGCGGTGTGGCGCTCTCGCACGCGGAAATGTATGCGAAGAATACCACGGCTCTTGCGTATAGCCGCTACGATACGCTCGATACAACTCCGCAAGACGGCCTGACCCGCGATCAGTGGCTTTGGGCGCAGTATGCAGCCACAGTCACGATCGACGGATTCACGGAGCGCGTTGCGAACGCTGGAGATTCGAAGCTCGAAGATATTCTAGAAGCCAAAAAGATGCAGGCGGAAGAGTCGCTTGCGCTTCTTTTGGAACAGGATATGTTCGCGGCGGCTCCGGTTGTTTCCAAGCACATTGAATCGCTGAACTCGATCGTTGCGACGTCTGGAACGGTCGGCGGCATCAATGGCACCACGAATACCTGGTGGGAAGCTTGCGCAGCGACGGCGTCGGGATCTTTCGCAGCCCAGGGTCGTTCGGACTTGACCAATGCATGGAATTTGGTCAGCGTTCAGAACCCCATCGGTGGACCGGAAATGCTCGTGAGCGATCAAAGCTCGTTTCAGTTCTATGAGTCTTCGCTCGTCGCGCAGGAACGTTTCACCGACAACAAACTGGTCGACATCGGCATCGAGAATCTGAAGTTCAAGGCGACTCCCTGGACCTGGTCACCGCAGGCAACCTCTGGCGTCATCTTCCTTCTGCACTCGAAGGGAATTGAGTTCATCGTGAACTCCGATACGGACTTCCTCGTGACGGATTTCGTGACGCCGACCAACCAGGATGCCCGCACGTCCAAGATTCTTTTGGCTTGCAGCTTCACGACTGGCAATCGCCGGAAATTGGCGAAACTGACCGGAGTGACGGCCTAAAGGAGGATTCTATGGCATTTGCTACAACGAACGTTCGTAGATCCGCCTTTGGTGATCTGAAAGTGACGGCTGGAGATTGGACTGGTTCGCAAGGTGATGACAACGGTACGGTGACGGTTGAAGGGGGACGCGTTTATCTTCACGAATTCGTTTCCCAGGATACGAACAATGGTCCGGATCAATGGATTCCGACGTTCGTATCATCGACCGGAACAGCGACTATCACCGTTAGCGTTCCCAATCGCCAAACTGTTGCTAAGGGTCGTTTTCTCATTATCCATGCCTAGTGGCCGCGAAGTGCCGGCGGAGGCCGATGGCCTTCCAAGCAACAGCGCATTAGCATAAAGGAGATTCAAATGTTAATTCAGCAACTCAATAGGACTGATCCGGAAAGAATTCAGTTGATGGTGAAAAACGTTGACGGCGGCGGTTCGATCACGACCGGCTTGGGAGCTGCATTCCCGATCGCGGCGGCTTCGATCGATGGAATCAGCGCTGTTCGGGCGACGGGCGCTTTGGCCCGTGGTTTCGTAGGCGTTGCCACTCAGGACATTGCGATCAATGGTTTCGGACTCGTGACTGCATGGGGTTTTGTGAACTCCGTGCAGATTTCGAATGTGGGAACTTCTCTGACCATCACCGCAGGCGATATTCTTCGCGCCGGCGCGGCGGCAGGGACGTTCTTCTCTGGAATCAACAATGCGGAAACAGCGTCGACGTTGCTTTACCGCTTCGTTTATGCGGCGACGACCGTTCCGGTGGATATCTCGAACTTGAACCAGAGCTTTGTCTCTGGCATCGTCCGGGCGATCTAATGGCAAACAGTTCAGAGGTTAAAAACGCGATTCTGAAGGGGATCGGGAAACGTCCAACCAGTTTCCTGCTTCGTTGGAAGCCCTCTTGGAAGCGGCCCTTTAACTTTGAACTTTTGGAAGTTTCTCGATGTAGGACTGACGGGGAGATTGTGACGCCAACGATGCCGCAATCTCTCCGTCCCCTACACGCGGGCCACTACGTTAAAAGCCCGTGCGTCTATTCGTTGTTTGATTTCTTGAAGGTTCAATTAAGGTGGATTCGGTGAGCGAATACGTTAAGCCCGAGGTACTGGCCGCACAGAAAGACTCGAACGTTATCCGGGTCATGATCGGCCTTCCGCATGAAGGCATGACGGGATGCGAAGCTTATACAAACCGCCTTTCCAATTTTAAGCATCTAGGTCATCTTGAAGAACGGATGAAGCTCCAAAACATCGCACCGCGTTTCGAATTCCTCCAGGTTGTGATTGGGCGAATGCACGTTCATGTTGCCAGAGAAGAGATGGGAAAGAAAGCGTTGCTGGCCAACGCTGACTACCTTTTTATGATCGACGATGATATGACGGCTTCTGACGATCTTTTCGAAAAGCTTTACGCTGCCGATAAGGATATCGTCGCCCCACTAGCCTTCACGCGCAATTTCCCGCATAAGCCGGTCATGTACCGCTGCGTCGAAGGCTGGGATTCACTTTCCAACTGCGATACCTTCACCAATTTCCCGATCATGAACTATCCAAAGAATAAGCTCGTGAAGGTGGACGCGGTCGGATTCGGAGCAGTCTTGATCAAAATGGATGTGCTCCGCAAGATGCCCTCACCGTGGTTCATGAATCCATACCGCACTGGCGAAGATATCAATTTCTGCTATGAAGCCCGGAAGTATGGTTTCGAAACATGGATGGATACGCGGGTCAAGCTCGGACACGTTAGCCATCCGATCGTTGTGACCGAGGAATACGTTGAACGCACGCGGAAAGAATATGACATGGAAATCGAAAAACGCTGCGGCGAATATAAAAAATATCAGGGCAACGGGGATGATTCCAAAGAACCCGTGCTCGTTTTGGGAGAATAAATGGACCCCGTAGCCTCTATCATCATTCCGACCTGGAATAACGCTGAATTTTTCAATCCT